AAGATGAAGAAGAAATAAATCTAACAGAATCATTAATAAATTTTTTATTGTGTGAAATAAAAATAACAGATGTAAATTTAAAATTAGATTTCAAAACAAAAAACTATAATTATTATATAAATAATAATATTTTTGATATTAATTTTTTTATATATTTCATAAAAAAATATCATAAAATTAATTTATCAAGAATAGATAATTATAAACTTAATATAATTGATAATAACTGTTCGGAATTAAAGTTAGACAATACAAAAATAATTAAATTTTATCAAAATAAATATGAAATATTTAATACAAATGATGTAAAAAAAAAATGAAATATATAACAAAAAACAATATAAATATAATAATTTAATAATAAATAGAATGGTAAACCAGGATAGTAAAGTGATAAGTAACAAATCTACAGATGAGAGTTTTCATGTTTTATCTGCCAAATGGTGTCTTTGGGCTCATTTACCTCATGATACAGATTGGAGTATAAAGAGTTATAAAAAAATTTATACTTATGAAACCGTAGAAGAAACTGTTGCAGTCACTGAAACATTACCTGATGTACTTGTTAAAAATTGTATGTTATTTATTATGCGAGACGGTATAAATCCTACATGGGAAGATGTAAAGAATCGTGATGGAGGGTGTTTTTCATATAAAGTTCCAAATAAAAATGTATATGAAGTTTGGAAAGAATTATGTTATGTTACAGTAGGGTCGTCAATAAGCAAACAAACAACATTTGTAAAAAATGTAACAGGAATTACCATTTCTCCAAAAAAAAATTTTTGTATAATAAAAATTTGGATGGGTAATTGTACACACCAGAATCCAGTTACTATTACAGATGAAGTAAAAGGAATATTTCCTCAAGGTTGTTTGTTTAAAAAACATGTGCCTGAATACTAATATTTTTACACTTTTGAATATTTACATATTTACACTATTGAAAAAGTTGTAAATATGTAACATACTTTAGTCCAACGACTAGACACCATTCACTCTGGGGTGCGAATCTCACTATAATGAAATATTACTCCGTCTTATGAATAAGTTCAATATAATCATTAAAGTCTTTTTCATATGTGTAATTATTTATAATATCAATATCATTATATTCAATACAAAATTTACTATTAATTTTCAATAAAGCTACTCCTCTATAATTTGCATGAGCAAAATATGAAAAAACTATATTGTGAGAGAAATATTTCAATATGTGATATAAAACTTTCCATACATCTCCAGTCCAAGGCTCTCCATATTTTAATATATCATTTTCATAGTAATGTTTTATTGGAATTTTTAATTGTTCATGATATGTCAATGGTAAAATATCATCCATAAATATTTTTCCTCCTTTTCTTAATATTTTTATACTATTATTTATGTCATTAACAACTTGTTCTGACTGATGTAATCCATCAATAAATACAACATCCATACAATAATCTTCATTATCTTTTACATTAATATTATCTTCTAAATCATAAAAAAACTCATCAGATGTTTTTTTTAATATATTTTTACATTCAGAAGAACATTTGGGGTCAGGATCTACCCCTTGTTTGTCGTTAAAATGAACATGTTCATATGTAAATCCTGTTTCAACACCTATTTCAAGATATTTATCAGTTGGATTACTATTATTATTTATAACTAAATAACGTTCAAAATTGTCAGTATTGTATTTTACACGATTAATATTTTTATTAATTATTTCATAATTGTCACAAGATTTATACAATAACTTAAAATATCTCTCAAGTTCTATGTCACTTGCATCAACAATTGCATAACATTTAAATCTGTTAAGATCAAAATCGTTTAATTTACTAAATAAATATGATCTGTCACATTTACTTTCAAGTAATATAAAATCATTTCTTGGGTTAAGATATAATTCTTTAATTCTATCTAAATTTAAAATTAAACTATTAATACCAATAATACAATATTGAAAATCATAATCAAGATTTATAATCAAGTTGCAAAATTTATGAACATAACTATCGTCGTTTTCCCAAATTTGATTATTTATATATATATATTTTTCATCTTCATATGCATCCAATAATTTCATTTTATTATGTATATCAAACTTTTCAAAATATTGTGGATAAATATGATAAGGTCCAATTCTATTAATTTCTGCATTTCTGATTAAAGAGAAATTATTATTTGATTCATTCATAACTTGTATATATCCTACTTTATGTATTTTGGCAATTTTAGTAGATACTGCTGTTCTAAGGATTATCTCATAATCATCACATATTGGTAGAAATTCTGAATAATTTCCTATTTTAATTAATAAATCCTTCCTCCAAATACGTGGATGATTAGGACAACAGCAAAGATGACTTAATGTAATATTATTAATATTAGGAGTTAAATAAACATTAACCCATTTATTATTTAACATTTGCCAATAATACGCACCATAACCTTTACATAAATTACCTTCAAAAGTATGATTTTCACCATTTTCATATAAAGAAATACAATCCATATAGATAAAACCAATTTCTTCATTTTTATCAAACACATTTGTTGAATCTTGTAAAACATATGGTAATAAAATATCGTCATGATCCATTTCTAAAACATATTTACCTCTGCATAATGAAACTGCTTCATTTTTTACATTACCTATATTTCCACTATTTTCTCCCCTTTTATACAATCTTATACGATGATCTTTTAACATTAATTCTTTTAAGAATTTAAAATGTTCATCATCAGGTGAATCATCAAGAACAACCCATTCCCAATCCTTTAAAGTTTGGATTTTTAAACTATCATATACTCTTAATATTTTTTCATATGAATTATATGTTGTAGTAAATACAGAAAATATAGGTCTAACTTTTTCTCTCTCATAAAAACAATTATTAATAAAACAATAATTAATCATATAATTAAATTGGTCAATTTTTATATTTTCTTCTTCTTCTTTTATATGAATCCATCTGTATCTCATTCGTTCAGATATAAATGACATAACATCATTTAAATATTCATTTTCAGTTTCACCATAAGTAATCAAAATTTGGTAACTACTATTGAATAATTTATTTAAATCTTCTTTATTACTTGTAAAAATAAGACTACAATCAAGATTTAAATTATTTTCAATAAAATAATTATCAATATTTGAATACTTATCATATCTAAAAAATAAAACAAAAGGATATTTTGTCATTATATTACATCTTTAGAAAATTTAAACACCTTTTTAACGGAATAAAATAATAATAGAGAGAATTCGTCGGTTGAAAATAAAATTTGCTAAACTTTTCACAAAAAATAGAATATATGGCATGAGGAACTTGTCGGAAAATTCCTCTTTACCCAGAGAGAACAATTCGTCCACCCCCTTACCCCATACTTCTATTTGGTTCAATACTAATAAATATAGGGGTATGGGGGGTAAGTGGAACGACGATTTATCTCTATTTTTTGTAATATTGTTTTTTTTTGATTTAAAGACTTAAATTGGATAATAAGTATTATGGATAAAGAACCTTTTTTATGTTTAAATATGATTGTTAAAAATGAAGGGCATATTATTCATGATTCATTAGAAAAATTATTGAAAAAAGTTAAAATAGATTATTATATAATTTCAGACACAGGATCTACAGATAATACTAAAGAAATTATTACTAATTTTTTTAATGACCCTTCAAGGAATATTAAAGGGGAAATATTTGATGATGAATGGAAAGATTTTGGACATAATAGGACAAAGGCTCTTGAACATGCTTACGGAAAAAGTAAATATTTATTAATTCATGATGCTGATGATGAATTTAAAGGTGATTTCAAATTGCCTATAATTTACGATAGTTCATTGAACCCTGTTTTAGATAAAGAATGCTATTTTTTGTCTTTTGGTAATCATAGTGGAACTACATTTTCTCGTGTACAAATTGTTAATAATAAGAAAAAATGGAAGTATTTTGGGGTTTTACATGAATTGATTCAGTGTATTGATGAAAATCATACATCTGGTAAAATAACAGGTGATTATTATATTATTTCGGGAAGAACTGGTGCAAGA